TTCCACTTTTCAGCGATGGAGAAATCGACTTTGTTGTTAGTGTTTTCATTTGACATTAGTAGATACCTGGGATTAAGTTACCTGTAACTGCATAGGATAGACCAAAGATCCAAATTCCTAGCATAGCTGCACGACCTTGTGCTCTAAGGAAAATATTTTCGTTTTTCATTTAGAATATACCTGGAATGATTTGGCCAGTTGTGATGTATGCACCTGTTGCAGCTACGAAACCAATCATAGCCATCCAACCGTTAAACTTTTCTGCTTCTGGAGTCATTGTTCTTAGATTTGTAATAGGGATAGAATTTAAAGAGACCTTGCTTCGACTAAGCAATGCCTGGAATTACCCATCCGAAGATGGCATAGTTATGGACTGCTGCAAACAAACCAATCATCGCTAAACGACCATTGATT